TATCGCTGATAGCCATACCTTTCCGTGAGTAATACCTGCAATCAGGTCTTACATAGATGTCTATATCATTTACAGTACAAACAAGCTTATCTTCCATTGTTGTAAACATTGTATCTCCATAGTTAACTGTAAAAAAGGGAGATATTTCAACGAGATGTTGCTGTTAAGGGAAACCCACTCTGTGCTGTGTGTGGGGATTAGTCTATACATGTGTGTGTGTTGGGAAGGTGTATGTGGTGTGACACATAGGTATGTGATACAGTGTGACCCTGCCCTTCGAACCCTCCTGAGGGTGGGGCTGTCCCTATTCGTTGGGGCGAACCTAAACGGTTCAACTCAACGAGTATGAAGACGGGCAACCCTAATTCGATGGGGGTGGGTCTACTGTATACCTCCCACTCCCACTCTAAACTAAGTTTTCAAAAATCTAACTTTGTGAATTAGCTAAATTTAGCTTAAATTAGGATATGGACAAAGATGAATCATATGAAACCTTTGATTTAAATATGGGTGTATGGGAAGATACCAAGTCTCCTCAGTTTAAGGACTTTGAAAAGCATTATCAGGTGTATGAGGCCGAGAGATTGATCGTGACTCGGTTATTACACCAGCTATTTAAGGCTGAAGAGAAGAGTAGGGATTAACTTAAGGGTTATATATAAGGGTAAGTATATAAGGGCTACCCTTAATGAGTAGACTATTAAGAGATATATTTTTATCTATAGACTAAGGGTAAGACTTAATTGCTACCCTTGTAGTGTAAGGTTAGTAAGGGCTACCTATTAAGGGCTACCTTAAGGGTAAACGCGTTAAGGGTTAGGGGGGTTTATGAGTATAATATCAATAGCTTTAGTATTATTATTTGCAATGGCTGTGTTTGTGTACTGGGGGACAACCGAAGGATAATGCATACGATAAAGAGAAAAATAGGGGGTAAATGGCAAGAATATCCCATTTACTTGGAGGAGGAAGCGATAACGAAAGGTATTTCTTATTCGCATTGGAAGGATGCAGAGGAGGATGCATACGGTCTTTCTGATGATGGTTACGTAGGTAGATGTCTAAAGAGAGCTACCTATACAGATAAAAATGGCTCAACTAAAGTTAATGTCAAGATGAGCTATGGTACGAACTGGTTAACAAAGAATAGTAAAATATTATTTGAGAAAAATTTCGCGGCTGGTATCTATTCTGCAGTAAATCCAACACATTGGGCAGATAAAGAGGCGAGAAAGACTAGGACTAAGAATGTTGTAAATGCATACGTAGAGATGATGTTATCAAATAATAAAATTGACTGGGATGCACTGGGTAAGGTATATAGACCAGACCAGAAGACTCCAGCAGCAACAGTGAGGAGATTGATGAAGCAAGAATCAATTAAAGTACTCGTAGAGGAGAAGGTAAAGGACCTACTTGTACAAAAGGGGATAAATAGGGAATATGTAATTGATTTACATCAAGAGGTTATTGCACTTGCAAGAGAAGGTGGGAAGCCACAACTGATTCTTCAGGCGGCAGATGTGTTTATGGACCTTCTTGAGATGAAACCTGGAAAGAAGATTATTACCGATTCTATTGAAATGGACTTCTCATCACAAATTACTGATGTGATTGATAAGGAAGATAAACGGATAAAATTAGAGAGAAAGAGCGAGGGTGATGACAGAAAAGAATGAAGATATGGTTAATCATCCACCTCATTATACGCAAGGTATAGAGATAACAGACTTTATATCCTCGTGGCAGATGGATTGGTTTAGAGGTAATATTATTAAATATGTAACCAGATGCCCTTTTAAGGGTGATAGTATTCAGGATTTAAAGAAAGCTCAATGGTACATAAATGACCTTATAAATAGACTCGAGGAAGGAGAAATACCCTCATCATGCTATTAGAAGATGTAGCTATATTAATACAAAATCAGATTGATGGATTAGCTCGTAGGGTAGCAGAGCTTGAAATCAACGCGCATCAACCTGTGGATTGGAAGGAACTTATAGCGAATATGGAAGAAAGGGTGAGAAGGCTTGAAACAGAAATCGACAGTCCTAAAGAAACTTAAGGACAATATGATACTATTCGGTAAGGTTACAATGCCGAATATGTTTTCAGCAGAGTCTCCTGATTTCCATTATACTATTGCAAAAGAATTACAGAACGATAAAGTAAAACAAATAAACATTATAGCCCCCCGTGGTCATGCTAAATCCTCTATTGTTGGAGGTGTATTCCCTTTATATCATATTATGTTTGGTAAAGGTCCAAAGCTTATTGTCTTGGTATCTCGTACTCAAGACCACGCAACTAAGCTATTAGGTACAATTAAGGATGTATTGGATTACTCTGAAACCTTTAGGGGTATGTTTGGTTATTGGGGTATCAATTCAGCTAGAACATGGGCTAAGACAGAGATTGAACTAAAAGATGGGTCCATGATTATCTGCAAAGGTACAGGACAGCAATTACGTGGAATCAAACATGGGAACCAGCGGCCGACTCTTATTATCGTAGACGACCCAGAGGATGAGAATAATACTAAGACATCCGAGGCTATGGAAGGAAATCTCCGCTGGTTACTTCAATCTGCAGTTCCATCATTAGACCCAATGAAGGGCAGAATTGCAATTATTGGTACCCCTATTCATCAAAGATGTATTGTAGAAACATTGAAAGAGATGACAGGGTGGAAGAATATGTTATTCAAACCCAATCTAGCTAAGAATCAAGCCCTATGGGAAGATTGGCAGCCTATAGCGAAATTAAAGGAAAAGAAGAAAGAATTAGAGAGTATCAATAGGGTATCAGTATTCTATCGAGAATATCTCTGTGAGGTAGTAGGTGATGAAGATCAACTCTTTAGGGAAGAATATTTACAATATTATGAAGGAAAATTGGAATATGAGGATGATAACTCTTACTTGCGTATTACAAATTTAGAAGGAAAAGAAGTAAATGAACTCCGTGCAGTTAACGTATTCATGGGTGTTGACCCAGCATCTTCTACTCGACAGACCGCTGATTTCTCCGTCATCATGACTGTTGCAGTAGATAAAGATGGGAATCGTTTCGTTTTACCTTATTATCGAAAGCGTGCTACACCCATGAATGTTGCAGAAGGTATATTGAATCAAGTAAAGATATATAAGCCAGACAAGACCCGAATAGAATCGGTTGGCTATCAAGAGATGCTACGTGAATATATACGTAAGCGTTGTGAGGAGGATGGGCTGTTCATCCCAGGCTTAGAGATAAAAGAGAGTCCTCGGACCTCTAAATCTTCCAGACTAGAGACTATGGAGCCATACTTCGCTCAGAAGAAGTTCTATATGAAAAAGAATATGGAAGAGCTGAAGGATGAATTGCTCATGTATCCTCGTGGCAAACATGATGATTTATTAGACGGCCTCTTTTATGCTACTAAAGGTATTTATATCCCATCGCACACTAATAGCGATAAGGATGAAAAGAAGACTCGAAGTTCCCTCTTAGATGGTGATTATGACTGGAAGACTGCCTAATTTGAAACTTTTTCTACATAGGGTTGTATAAGTGCATTAAATATATGTAAGTTACCGCATTATATTAAAGTGATACTTTACATGGCTGAAAAGAATCCAGAAGCAAAATTAACAACAGACCTTATACAAGACTATTCAGCAAAGCGTTCTGAATGGGCAAAACAAGCAATTGAAGACAATGAGTTCCGTAATGGAAAACAATGGTCTGATAAGCAGGTTAAAAAATTACGTTCAAGGGCTCAAGAGCCTGTAGTCGTTAATGTCATCCACTCCGCGGTAGAGCAAGCCAAGGCTCTGCTAACCTCAAACTCCCCACGTTTCCAATCTGCGGCACGAGAAGACTCTGATGTGAAAACAGGCAGAATCTTTTCTGATTTAATGTCATGGATCTGGGACAATAGCAATGGCAATGCAGTACTAAAGCAAGTCATTGACGACTACTATGTAATGGGCATGGGTGTCATGTCTGCGTATATTGACCCTAAAAAGGATTATAGTAAGGGAGAAATATGTTTAAAGGCAATTAGTCCTTTAGATGTTTATATAGACCCTTCCTCACAAGACCAGTTTTGCCAAGACGCAAATAATATCATCATTGGTAAGAAGATAATGAAGTCTCAGCTTATAGAGGCTTATCCGCAATTTAAAGAAATTATTGAATCCGCGACTGAGACGTCACATCTATCACTACCGACTACTACTCGCTTTGGACTGTTAGATGAGCAAGTCCTTCCTATGACAGGGAATAAAACAAGGAACGCAGATAAAGACAAAGAATTAGAGGTATTTGAAAGATATAGTAAGGTTAAGATTCCTTATAGTCGTGTATTTGACCCCTATCAAAACAGAGAAGAAGTCTTAAATGAAGAGCAGTTTGCTGAGTATCAAAAGCAACCCTGTATGTTAACCATTACTGCTCAAGGGCAAAATTATATAACTGAACCTTCTCAGGTAGCTCAAATGCAACAAATTTATGAGCAGGTAGGTCAAATATTCCACATGGAGATGGACCAACAGACTGGTCAGCCATTTCCTATGGCTGGTCCTGAAAATCAGATGTCTGTCCCTGGTTCCACTACAGAACTTATTCCTCTATCTAAAGCAGAATTGATTGATGAAGGTCTTATCGAAGTAGTTCCTATTGAAGAAACAAACATTAAAGTCTGCTTATCTGTAGGGGATGAATATCTGTATTCAGTAGTCCTTCCTGTAGATAGATATCCAATTGTTCCTTTTATGAATCGTCATAACAGAAACCCTTATCCGATGAGCGATGTGAGACTAGTAAAGGGACTTCAAGAATATATTAATAAAATTAGAAGTTTAATCGTAGCACATGCTTCTTCATCAACCAATGTGAAACTACTTATCCCTCGTGGTTCTATGAATAAGAGAGAATTAGAAGAACAATGGGGTAGAGCAGGCACAGCAGTTATTGAATATGACCCTGAACTTGGACAACCAATTGTAGCAGGTCCAGTTCCATTGCCTAATGAATTATATAAGAATGAAGCTGATGCAAAGGCTGATATAGAACAAATACTTGGAATATATGCTTTAATGCAAGGTGACCAAGGGGCAGCTCCTCAGACCTATAAAGGTACAATTGCCCTTGATGAGTTTGGTCAAAGACGTATTCGCTCTAAGAAGGATGATATAGAAGCCTCCTTAAATGAACTTGCTAAGGTAATCGTTAGCATGATTCAATATGTTTATACAGATAGAAAAGTGTTAAGAATATTAAAAGCTAATAATACTCAAGCTGAGGTAACTTTAAATCAGCCTATTTACCATGATATCACAGGCGAGTTTATTGGTAAAGTTAACGATGTTACTATAGGTCATTATGATGTTATATGTGTTGCAGGGTCTACTCTGCCCAATAATAGATGGGCTCGTTTTGAATATTATAAAGAATTATTCTCAATGGGAGTTATTGACCAAGTAGAATTACTGAAGCAAACTGATGTCGCAGATATGGAGGGTGTACTTGCCAGATCATCCCAGACGGCCCAATTGCAGGGAGCATTACAACAAGCTGAAGATAAAATTAAAGACCTCGAGGGTGACCTTCAAACAGCACATCGAGAATCTCTCCACGATAGAAAACGTGTTGAGCTCAAAGAATTTGAAGTAAAATTAGCTAAAGCAGAGGCTAAAGCCGAAATGGCCACAAGCCTCTACAAAGCTAGGGCAGGTGATGAGCTTGTCAAACTCAAAGAGGCAGTTTCTGATATAGAAGATGATACAATGTCAGAAGTGTCTGAGCGCAATAAAAAGATAATCGGAATATAAGCCATGCTGGGTCGAGAGATTACAATGGCAGAAGGACGATAATGGACAATATAATACCAGAAGGCAATGCTGCACAAGCACCACTTAGTAGCCCAGAGATACCTGTGGAAACACCAGGTATAGAGGCTCCAACTGGAACAGAGAACGGGATGTTCTCTACTAGTGATAGTGCAATTGCTCAAAATAGTATAGGCGTAGTTCCAGCAATGGAACAAGGTCTACCTGTAGGACAAACAGCTCCCGTTGATACACCTCAAGAAGGATTTAACCAAGCTGAAGTTCCTATGGAAAACACTCCAGTTGAAGACCCTAGTCGTATGCAATATTGGCAATCACAGACCGATAAGGCAAAAAACGAGAATTTTAAAATCCAACAAGAATTAGAGTACTATCAAAATACTCTCGGTCCTATTGCTAACGCAATTCAAAGTGACCCTGAGTTGCTTAATAGGTTGGAGCAAAAAAATCTCTCCAATGTACCCCAAGAAGGTTCTCCTGCCCAAGGAAATCAAACTGGACCATTGAAGCAGCCTGAAGCACCTGTACAACCACATTCATACAACGAGGTTGATGCATATAATGATCCAGAGAGTGAATCGTTTAAACATCGTTTAGCTAAAGACCAGTATAGAGATGGCATGATTGATTATTATGGCAAAGTTGATGCTCATAGACAACAAGAGCAACAAGCCCATAATACTAGACAGCAAGAAGTACAAGCTGTTAATCAAGCACAGTCATATGCTATGAATAACTTTGGTTGGGATAATCAAAAGTCTTCTGATTTTATCAGATGGGCTCAAAACCCAAGTAATGTTACTATGGAACACTTAGCTAAGATATACGATGCTGCGACCGCTCCGTCTAATGGGCAAGCAGAAGCACAACAAAAAGTTATTCAAATGCAACAGCAGAATCAAAGGATGAATATTCCTAGAACTGCAACAGTCCAACAGGGTACACCTGCGGTGACTATGTCAGATGAACAGGCTTTTTCAGCGTCTTTACTTGCTCGTAAAAAGTAAAAGGAGTAACATAACATGGCAGCTAAAAACTTAGGTGCAAGTGGTGTTCTTTATACTGATAGACGTGATTTCTACATCGACCCACAAGTTGTTAAAGAACTGTGGACAGATGTAGCTCCATTCACGACTGTCATTTCAAATAGAGAGACACGTCAAGTAAATGACCCATTATTCAAGATGTTTGAACATCGGAATCCATGGGTAAAACAAGAGTTCTCAAACGCTGGTGATAC